ATGAAAAAGAAAGTTTGTTTCCGTCAGTATCTTCGATGTGTGATTGTCTACACCGATATTCAATCTGTCCGTGTTCTTCATTATGCGGTTTCTACCGATTATGTTGAGGATTTTACCCAGATGATTAAAGATACATTTGTTCACCCTGATATATCTTTTACGGATATTATCTATTCTCCCGATTCACGTCAATTTTTTCAACTTATATAGATATGAATAAAGAAGTATTAAAGATTATTATTAAGGTTTTGATTTATGCCTTAGGTTTGATTGGTTCTGCCTTTGGCATTTCTGCCTTAACTTCGTGTACGTCTAGCCGTGCCGTTGAGTGCCACGGCAAGACAACTATCCTTATTCAGGATACCACGACAATTGAGCACTCTAGTGATTTTTTTCGTAATTTCAAATATCGGTATTAATGGCAAACTTATTACCCTTTATTAAGTGTACGTCTCCTATTGCTATTCATAGAGGTTCTTCTATTTTTCTCTATCCTTGCCGCAAGTGTGAGTGTTGTCAGGTCTCTCGACAAAAGTCACTTTCTACCATGTTGGCTTTGGAAGAAAGTCACGCTAAGTATTGTTATTTCATTAACCCTACTTACAATGATTTTAATATTCCAGCTGTCCGTGTTCCTGATGATGCTGATTTAGGTAGTATTGCTGAATTTGAGATTATTACACCTAGATTAAAGCGTGATAAGTATTTTGAGCCTTATATTGTTGATTATGATGTAGATTTAGAAAAGTCTATCGGTCAGCTTTGTGAGCAACGTGACGAGTATTCTCGTCTTTACTCTCGTTCACATAAGTTTGTTCCTCATGATGTTATCTATCTCTTGCATTATCCCGATATTCAACGTTTTATTAAAAGGTTTCGTATTTATGCAAAAAGAAAATTTAACGCTTCGTGTCGCTACTATGTCGTTGGAGAGTACGGTACTAACTCACTCCGTCCTCATTGGCATTTGTTACTATTCTTCGATTCCGATGAGTTGGCACAAGATTTGGAACGCTGCTACCATCCCACGGACAAAGAACTCAGGAAAGACCCTGACCTCAGATTTTACAACGACCACGATTGTGCAGAGTGTTTACGTACGCTTTGGAAGTTCGGTTTTGCGACTAGTGAACGTACAAACAAATCCGCTTATTACTATGTTTCCGGTTATGTTACGAGCACTTCTCGCTTTCCCCTCTGCTTGTCGGCTTTATCAAGACCCCACTCGCTGCACTCTCGTTTCTTTGGTCAGACTTTGGCAGAAGAAGAGATTCAACGAGCAATTGTCTCTCAGGACTTCGAATATTTCAGAGTTCATTATCGTTACTCTAGCAAAGGCTATCAGATTCCTTATGCCCTTTGGCGGTCGTATTACTCTCGATTCTTCCCCGTCTTCACTGGACTTGTTAATATGTCTAATGAAAAAATATTTCGTTTATTTGAGTACTGGGAAGAAATCGGTAAGCTCTCCGGTTACTATAGAGTAAGTAATCAGGTTCAATGGTTAAAGAATTGGTATTATTACTATTATTCTAGACCTCTTGAAACTATACCCTCTCCTATTGCAGATGTATTGTTAAATTTGCAAAGTACGTTTGATTTGTCTGAACATTGTCTTCACCCAGAAGACTTTTCGGCATTACATAATGTGTTGTATGCTAGTAAGCGGTTCTGTTGGCTTTGTTCATGGCTTAACATGTCTCACAAACAATATTTTGAAATATGGTCTAATTTTTATAAGTATATTAATCTCTCTTTGTATAAAGAGCATTATTCAGCATTGGAAAATGATTCTAAATATTTCCGTGGTTGGTTCGATAGAAGATTTATTACTTCTACCGCTGTTTTAGAGTTTCCTTTGGCTGATTCTGATTTTACTAATTTTGTTGAACATTCTGTCTCTACTCATGATTCTCTTATTAAACATCGTGAGATTGGAGATAGGTATAAACACATTTATCAATAATTATGGCTAATCGTAGTAACATTATGGGTTTACATGGTCTTAAGAATAAGACCTCCCGAAATTCTTTTGACCTCTCACATCGTAACCTCTTTACCGCTAAAGTCGGTGAGTTGTTGCCTTGCTTCGTTCAAGAGGTTAACCCAGGTGATTCTATTAAGTTAGATTCATCTTATTTTACTCGTACTGCACCTTTGCAGACTGCTGCTTTTACTCGTCTTCGTGAAAATGTACAGTACTTTTTTGTTCCTTATCAGTGTTTGTGGAAGTATTTTGAGGGTCAGGTTAAAAACATGACCAAAAATGCTAATGGTGGTGATATTTCGCAGATTGCTACCTCTCCTTTTGCTAATGCTAAAGTGTCAACTGAGATGCCTTTTATATCTTATACTGCTTTGCATGCTTACCTTAATAAGTTATTAAATTACGTTGATTCTTCTGCCAACCCTACTGAGTTGAGTAATCCATTTTTGTATAATAATGGTTGTTGGCGTCACGCTGAATCAGCTAAGTTATTGCAGTTGTTAGGTTATGGTAATTTTGTTCAGCAGTTTAAGAATTTTAGTGGTAGTAAACCATATTCTTTACTTCATGTAGAGAATGCCCCTGCTTTGTCTGTTTTTCGTCTCCTTGCTTACCAGAAGATTTGTAATGATTTTTATACTTATCGTCAGTGGCAACCTTATAATGCTTCTTTGTGTAATATAGATTATATTACGCCTGATTCTTCGTCCTCTATGGATTTAAGCTCGAAGTTCTCTTCCATTTCTGTTTCTGATTTAGGTAAGTCTAATATGCTTGATATGCGTTTTAGTAACTTGCCTCTTGATTATTTTAACGGCGTTTTACCTACACCTCAGTTTGGTTCTGAGAGTGTTGTTTCTTTATCTCAAAATGAAGATGTTTATACTGGTTCTGACAAATATCAATGGCAAACTCTAGATGGAAGTGCTTTTGCTTCCGGTTCTGTTTCTACTTCTAGTAGTGACCGCTCCTTGACTGCTAATGGTAAATCTATTGAGCATGCTCATATTCTTCCTTCTGGTTCTATTACTTCTTCTTTGTCTATTGCTGCTTTGCGTCAAGCTACTGCTTTACAGAAGTATAAAGAGATTCAGCTTGCTAACGACCCTGATTTTGAATCTCAAATCGAAGCTCATTTTGGTATTAAGCCAAAGCACGATATGCATAAGTCTCGTTTTATCGGTGGCTCATCTAGTATGATTGATATTAACCCAGTTGTTAATCAAAATCTCGGCGCTGGTCAAAATCAGGATAACCAAGCTGTAACTAAAGCTGCTCCTACTGGTCAAGGTGGTGCAAGTTTTAAGTTTACTGCTGATACTTTTGGTGTTGTTATTGGCATTTACAGATGTACTCCTGTTCTTGATTATTCTCATGTAGGTATAGACCGAACTCTTTTAAAAACTGATGCGTCTGATTTTGTTATTCCTGAGCTCGACTCTATCGGCATGCAGCAGACTTTTCAGTGTGAACTTTTTGCTCCAACTTCTCAGATAACTGCTTCTGCTTCTGATAAGCGCAAATATGATATGTCTCGTACTTTTGGTTACGCTCCTCGTTATTCTGAGTATAAAGTTTCATTTGATAGATATAACGGTGCTTTCTGTGATACTTTGAAATCTTGGGTTACTGGCTTTAATACTCATATTTTTGATAGTGACCGTTGGAACGATATGAGTTATTTTAGTATTAGTGTACCTCAGCTTTTTGTTTGCCGTCCTGATATTGTCAAGGATATTTTCACGCTTCAGACTTATCATGATTCCAATGACGATAATTTATACGTTGGTATGGTAAATATGTGTTATGCTACTCGCAATTTGTCTCGTTATGGATTGCCTTATTCTAATTAAAATTTGTGTATTATGTTTGATAATGAATTTTTAAGCTATATTCCTCCCATTGGTGAGGACTTGCAGCACACTAAAGTTTCTGATGACTGCACTAAGTTACATTCAGATATTTATTTGCTGCATCATATTGGTGATTTAAATATCTCTAATAATCTTGCTGATGCAATTAAGTCTCGTTTGCAGTCTGTTTCTGATTTTATGCCAGATGATTTGCGTCAAAGTTTCGATAAACTCGACGATTTCCAAAAAATGGAGGTTACCGATTCCCGTTATGCTCAATGGGTTTCTGATAAGGTTTCTCGTACTAAGCAGTTCATGAAAGAATATGATACTGCTCTTTCTAAGTTGAAAGATTCTGAGGAAACTGAAAAGCTTAAAGCTGCCCAGAAGAATTTGCGTGATTTTATTCTGCGTATTGGTTCTGCTGAGGAGTCCGACAACTCCTAATTATATATCTTTTGCCCTAACATGTCGGTGTTAGGGCTTTTTAATTATTTTGTGTTATGGCTAGTAAAATTGACCCTCTATCTCTCCTTAGTCCTGGCATTTCCGCTATTGGTTCTATAGCTGGCGGTTTGTTTGGTAAAAAAGGTTCTGATAATGCTGCAAAGACCCAATTGCAGATTGCTCGTGAAACTAATGCCAATAATTATCGTATTGCTCAGGAAAACAACGCTTTCAACGAACGTATGGTTGATAAAATGAATGATTGGAACTCTGCTAAGAATCAGCGTGCTCGATTGGAAGAAGCCGGTTTAAACCCTTATCTGATGTTAGATGGTGGTTCTGCTGGTACTGCTACTACTGCTCCAACTGCCGATACTTCATCTGTTCAGTCTGCTCCTGATGTTGGTAGTACCATTGCATCAGGAGCCCAACAGTTAGGTAGTTCTATTTCTTCTGCTGCGTCTCAGATTTCTCAGCAAGTTTACAACTCTTCCCTTCAGGAAGCTAATGTTCGTAAGGCTAATGCTGATGCTTCATCTAGTGAACAGGATGCTTTGCTTAAAGGTATAGAATCTCAGTTTGCTGCTCAGCGTTTTTTGCTTGGCCTTAAACTAAAGGAGATGCAAGGAAAAGTATCTGAGCAAGATTATTATTATTTGCGTGATAGTATGCAAGATAGGCTTGATTCTGTCAAGTTTCAGAATACTCTTACTGGTTCTCAGTCTTCCTACTATAATCAAATGGCTGGTCTCGTTGATGTTCAACGTCAGATTGAGAAAACCAATTTGGATTGGTTACCTCGTGAAAAACAAGCCGGTCTTGCTGCTACTTTGCAGAATGTTCGTACTATGGTTTCCCAGATGCATTTGAATTATGCTCAAGCTAAAAATGCTTATGCTATGGCTGCGTTTAATTATGCTCAAGAAGCTGGAGTTCGTCTCAATAATAAGTTGCAAGATTCCATTTTTGATTTGTCTGTTGGTATGGCTGAAAATCAGTATGAGCAAGGTCGTGCAGACGCTGCTCAACATATTTTTGGTTTTAATCTTCCTTCTGCTAATGCTTTTGTTTATAATCAAGCAGGTAATGTTAGACAAGTTTTTGATAAAAAAGAACGTACTCCTATGCGTACACCTCATAGAAGAGCACGTAAACCTAAACAATAA